AAGACGCAGGTGAATTATCTAAAATATTAGAAATAACTGGTAACGTTGCTGCGGCTACAGGTCTTGATTTTGCTCAAACTGCTACACAGATTCAAAGATCGTTTGCGGGTGGTATTGCTTCTGCTGATATTTTCAGAGAACGTGGTGTTAGAGCAATGCTAGGTTTTGAAGCAGGTGCTAAAGTATCAATTGAAGAAACTAGAAAAAGATTCTTTGAAGTATTTGGTAATGGTGGACAGTATTCTAAAGCAACAAAAGAATTTGAACAAACACTAGAAGCACAGGTTTCATTTGTACAAGATGCTTACTTTAGATTTAGACAAGCGGCAGCGAAACCTTTATTTGCGGGTGTTAAAGCACAACTTGTAGAATTAGTTGGTAATTTTAAAGAAAATGATAAACAATTAAAAGCTTTAGCTAAAACAGTTGGTGAATCACTTGCAAGAGGTTTTGAAAACTTAGGTAAATTTATAAAACTTGTTATTAAGAATTTTGATAACATTGTTATCGCATTTAAATCGATTATTGCATTAAAAATGGTTGCAGTTGTTGGTGGTATTGCTTCTCAGTTTGTACTTTTAGCTACCAATTTAAGATTAGCAGGTGGTGCAGCCTTAGCCTTAAACGTTGCATTAAGGGCAAACCCTATTGGATTAATTGTATCAGCACTTCAAGTTGGTGTAGTAGCGGTACTTTATTTTAAAGAAGAATTATTAGAACTTGTTGATGCTATTAAAAATTATTTTATTAAAGAAGTTAAATTAGCTGCTAAATGGGTTTTATGGTTAGGTAGTAAATTAAAAATATTTCCCACTTTTGCAAAGAATGCAGGGGATGCCTCAAAACAACTTGGCGAAGATTTAAAACAAATGGCTAGAGATGCCGATACAGTTGCAGCATCATATGTTAATTTAACTCAAAAACAAAAAGATGCTTTTGCAGGTAACCTTAAGGATCCTTCAAAAGAAAGAATTAAAAACTTTAGAGGTGCTAATCCTAGAATGGATATGCGTAGAGGGGAAATTGTTGTTGAACAAGCGGCAGCGGAAAAGGCTGCTAAGGTAAAAGATTTTCTTGCTGAACAATCTCACAAAAAGAGAATGCAATTTAATGAAATTGTAAGACAAGCTGAGGCTAAGGCTTCAAAAGAATCTGTAACTCAAGTTAAAACTTATAGAGAACAATTAGCAGGAGTTGGTATTGAGGCTAAAGGTGTTGCAGATACAATTTCTACAACTTGGATTGACGGATTAAGACAAGGTAACTCTTTATTAGAAATTACTAAAAACAGTTTTAAAAATGTATTAAAAAGTATAGCTGAAACTTTATTAAAAAAGAGTATTGAGTATGGTGTTGAATTATTATTTCAATCATTACTTGGTAATAAATTAAATAAAGAAAAAGCTATTACAAAAGAAAAAAATAAACAACTTGCTGCTCAAGCGGGTATAGCAGCATTAAGTTTAGTATCAGGTGGTACTACATCCTTTTTCGGTATGAATAAAGGTGGTGTTGTACCTGGTGGTGCTCCATATACTGATAGAGTACCTACAATGTTAACTCCTGGTGAAGTTGTTATACCTAGAGATAAGGTTGGTCAACAATCAGGTAATACAAGTATAACTAATATAAATATAAGTGGTAATGTTGATCAAAGATCAATAGAGCAAATCAAGGCTGTTATTGCTCAATCATCTGCTGAAGTAGGTGGTGCTAATAGAACATTTCAATCAAACACTAGGGGTGTTAGAGGAAGGAATATATAATGTCAGAAAGTATAATATTTAAATACGCTAATGATATATCGATGAACAGAAAATCTAATTCTGCTAGATCTGTAACAACAGGTGGATATGCTAGAACACATAGATTAGGCCCTAGTTTACTTTCATTAGATGTTGAGTTACCAGTGTTGAGTGAAGAACAATATTTAGAAGTTGAAAATGAATTATTCAGTATAGATGATGGTATTGAATTTTTAACTGTTAATTTAAGTTCTAATAATGGTAATAATATTATGAGTACAGCGACAGTTCCTTTAAAAACTGGAGAGACTCAAATTAAAGTAATAAAAGATAGTCATTCAGTATTAAACGAATTTATATTAGTTAACTTACAACCATCAACAAATAATATTTTTAAAGTTGGTGATTTTATACAATTTAACAATCATGATAAAGTATATCAAATATTTAAACCAAGAGGTATAACTGGAACTCAGTTTTCAAGTACTGTTGGGGGGACATGTAAAGTTAGGTTATCAACTCCATTAATTACTAGTATTGGAATTGCCCCATCTAGTATTTCTTATGGAAGTAAAAGATTTTATCATCATGTTCAAGGTGGTGGAGATTTATCAGAAAACGTTACATTTAGTTGGACACCTGGATCAGGTACTAATTCAAGTGGTCTTTTTACATTTAATGATACAGTTACAGGTAACCCTTATGTATTATCTGACGGTACAAATGCAGTAATAAATATACCCCAAGGTTATTATACAGCATTAGAAATATATTATGTTATAAGAGATTCAAAAAATGGAACTGCAACTTTTTCTGGTTTATCTGTAGCACAAAGAGCACAAAATAATAAAATTAGTGAAATTATTAGTGGTGTTAATTATATTAATACTTCTTCATTTTCTATAGATTTTAGTGTAACAAATGTTAGACCTGAACTTACAACACCAAGTAAAGCTACTGGACAGTCATTACATAGCCCAGTTACTAATACTATTCTTACAAACCCTTTCAGAGATGGTTTAATAACAATTAAAAACCCTGATAATACAACTGCTAAAGATTTATCAGGAAATGATTTAACTATAACTATACCTAAAGCAAATGTACAAGGAGATGATGTTTATAATTATTTAGTAAATACTATTATGGGAACTAATTCAACTCATCCTATTAAAACAGATGGTGTTTGGACATCTATTACTAGTGGATCATATGTTGAAAATTGGAATGAGCCTCTTGAAGATTCAGTTGGTAGATTTCTTATACGATGGGGATATGGATATGACGGTTGTACAATAGAATATACAACACCTACAGCATCGGTTGCTACTACTTATAATGCTTATAACTTTACTGAAGATGTTGTTGCAACAGTAGGTACTAATCTTATTACTATACAAAATGCTACAGAAACTTACACTGTTGGAGAATATTTACAGCCAACAAATAGGTTTATTGAAGCACTTTATGGACAAAAAATATTAAGTGTAGCCACTAATGGTACTACTACTACAATTAATTTCGATACTACATATAATGCATCAACTACTGGTTGGTCTACAAATACTAAAATTAGTAAACATGATGCTGACGATTTATCATCATCTATTGGTTTTATAAAAGAAGCTTATATATTTGAGGATGCTGATTTATCTACTAGTAGTGCAAATGTATTAATGGCTAATGATGTTAATATTAAATTAATGTTAACTGATAAACCAGGTGTTACTATTATACCTAAAGATGAAGATAAAAATTTATATAAATATAATTCATTTAAATTTCAGGAGGTATTATAATGGTTAGAGTTTTAAATAATCAACACACAAAAAGTACAGGCGGATATCCTGTACAATTTATTGTAATACAACCTGATCAAAATGATTCTAATAGTTTATATTTAAATACATCTTATAGAAAACTATCATTTTTTCATGATGGTGTTTTAAAATTATCATATCCATCTGCGGGTATATTAAGTTTAACATCTGTTGAAGAAACTAGAGATGTTAAAACCAATCAAATTACAGTTGAGTTAGATACCTTACCTAATACTATAATTCCAGTTTTAAAAAAGTATAATGGAATTGGTGGTATTGTAACTATCTATCAAGGTTGGATGGAAGAAAATGAAGATGCTTCTATAAGTGATACTAACCCTGTTAAAGGTGTTTATATAAAATGGAAGGGTGTTATTCAATCACACTCAGTGTCTGAAGAAAATCAACAGTTTGGTCAAGTTAAGGTTAGTTTAGAATGTAAAAATATATTATCAACAATACTAGGAAGTAAGAACGGTAGATTTACATCTGATAGTTCTTTTAAAAAATCTTCATCTGGAGATAGATCTATGGAATTTGTAGCTGCTATGGCTACATTTAATCCTATGTTTGGTAAAGATTAAATAAATATATTAAGGATAAAATATGAAAATAAGAATGGCAAATGAAGATGATATACAAAATGGTATATCTGAAATAGTAAAAGCAGTTAAAGAATTTCCTGAATTTAAAGTTAAAGGGTTAATTATAACTGACGATTATTATAAACAATTAATTAATTTATGTATTACAAATGGTAAAGTAGTAATTGCCGAAGAGGATGGTAATATTATTGGATGTGTTATGGGTTTATTAAATGCTAACATATTTACTGCTGCTAATGAACTAGTAACTATTATTACTTGGGTTCACAAAGACAGAAGAAATAGTTCAACATTTTATAGAATGCATAAATTATATAAAGAACAATACACAAAATTAAAACAACAAAATAAAATAGACAGAGTTTTAATGGCTTGTTTACCTAATAAAACAAATATTAAATTTGAAAAGTTAGGTTACACAGTTGCTGAAACTACTTATGAATGGAGATAAATTATGGCTGCTGCTGCACCTATTATAACTGCTATTACGGCACAAAGTATTAAAGGAGCAATTCTTCGTTTCGCATTATCACTCGCAGTATCATATATTACTCAAAAATTATTTGGTGAAGAAGGTGGTGCTGAGGGGAATCAATCACAATCTGATCCTGGGGTTAAACAAAGGATACCCTCAGATCCCGCTAATAAATTACCTGTTGTATATGGGGAAGAAAAAATATTTGGAAGTATTATATTTTCTGATATTTCTTCTGATAATAAAACAATGGCATTTATAATAGCTTTATGTGAAGGGCCAATTCATTCTATTAATAATGTACATTGGGATGATCATACATTAACTTTGAATGCTCAAGGGGAAGTTACAAATGCAACTCATACTGACGGTACAACTAATAATTGGTTAAATGGTAATTTAAAAGTAAGAAAATATCCTTATGGTGGCCCTTGTACTGAGATGGAAGCATTTAGTTCAAAATGGAATAGTGGATCTTCAAATAGAACTATGCCTGACCTTGCATATGCTTATATTGAATTAAATTATGATAGAGAAAATAATGTTACAGGTTTAACTAGTAAACTAGGTTTTGAGGTTAAGGGTAAATTAATTAGATTAATAAACTCTAGTGGAGAATTTACTGGTGGCTTTACTCCTGCAATTAGCACTATGTCTAGTTCATTTGAGTATCCTGAAGTATTTAGAAATGATGTTAAATTTGCTGACTTTTCAGGTAACCAAATTTCTGGTTGGGTATTTAATAATCTAACTGTACAAATTACTGATTTTAACGATAATCATGTTAAGGTTAGACCAGGTGGTCAATATAATATTGTAGACCTAGGCCCTAAAGGTACAGGGGTACCTAATATAAATGAATACAAAAATGGGCAATCGCCTCAAGGATTAGGTTCAGGTGCTGAAGTAGAATTTGATTTTTTAACAATTGGTGAACAATATTTATCTAATCCAAATAGTAATTTTACTAATTTTATAAATTATTCTACTACTAGTTATGTAGATAGTAATGGAGTTACTCAACCTGATGATCTTACTAGAATACCTGTTCATTTAAATATTAAACAATGGGGTAATAATTATACTCAATCTACTTCTAATAATGATTTTGGTGATTTTGATGAAAGAGTTTGGTTAGAATATATTTGGACTGATGTACACGGAGTACAACAAAAAAATTATTGGTCTTTAAATACTTGGCAAATGACTCCTGATAGTTCTCCTACATATGATAATTATACTGAAGAACAATATGCTGAAAGATTATCTAATGTAACCCATTACAGTATGCCCTCTGATATTAAAAAGTGGGGCGGAAGACCAAGAAGAACAGTAGACTATACAGATTATAGTGGAGATGTTTCTGTTCATGCTTATCGACATTATAAACAATATTTTACAGCACCAGTTCCCGCTAGTGTATTAGGATATGCTTATGGTACTTATTCAAATAACCCTGCTGAATGTTTAGCCGATTATTTAACTAATAAAGTATATGGTTGTGGTTTATCTATCAATGATGAAGATTTAGATCTAGATATATTTTATGATCATAAACAATTCTGTGATGATATAGTTACACATAATGATCCTGATGGTAATTCAGTAACAAGTAAAAGATATCAATGTAATGGTTATGTAAATACTAATGATACAAAAGATTTATCAATATCTGATATAGTAAGTAATTCTCAATCTATATTCAGTTATACATTAGGTAAATTTCAAATGATATCTGACACTACTAAAGGTTCTAATAAAACTTTTGATAATACTAATATATATGGAGATGTAACAGTGGTTAATGATGGATTTAATTCTACATTAAATGAAATTACATTAAAGTTTAAATCTAAAGCCGAAGCTTATCAAGATGATCAAGTATTCTTAAATTATTCAGAGAAGTATTTTAATGAGCCTATTTTATCTAAAGATTTAGATCTTAAGTTTATTAATACTAATGTAGAGGCACAAAGAGTTGGTACTGTATTACTTAATAAATCTAGAAGTAATAAAATTATATCATTTAAAACAGATACTAATGCTGCTAATTTACAAGTTAATGATGTGATTGAAGTTAAGGATACTTATTATAGTCTTAATGATGTTGGTTCATTTTATGCTAATTTTACTAATAATAGTAATAATGGAACTAGTACAACAAATACTCCAGGTGTTTATTATTTAAGAGATATGAATGAAAATAAAGTTAGGTTATATAAAGACGGTACTGAAGCTAAGTTAACTGTACCATCACATATTGCTACTTATGATGAGTTAATGTTATTCTTTAAAGAATGTATGAATGGTATGTTTGAGGATCAATATTCAAATATAACATTTGAACAACAGAAACAAAATAATAAATTTGGTGAAATAATAAACTTAGTTGAAGTTAGAGATTCATTTACTACAGGTGGTACTTATGGTGGTGGGTTTATATTCCATCCTCATCAACATGTAACTAATCCAGGAGCAACTTATAATAATGAACTGAGACTGTATACTGAGACTGCTATTTTTGGAACATCTTTATCAAGTAATAGACAAGAACGTGGTAACCTCACTGTTGGTACTAAATTTAGAGTTAATAGTATATCTGAACAAGAATTAGAAGGTGGTGTACAAGGGTATTACTTAACTGCACAAGAATACAATGCTGCAGATTATACAGTTGGTACTTTAACTGCTAAAGCAAATGCACCCGCAATTAGTTCTTCAAGAGGTTATACAAATGTTGGAACAGTAACTAATTTAGTATTAAATAATACTTATCCAAATGCTTCAGTTCCTTATGTAGATATATCTTTTGACACAACTAGTGTAACTAATATTGAGGGCGTTGAAGTTTATTATTCAGATACTATAACTGGCGATAAAAATATAGTTGGTAATTTTAATTCCCCTACTGGAAATTATGCTGCTAGTTCTACTCAACAATATAATATTACAGGAATACCTATAACAACTGATTTATATATTTGGATAAGAGCATATAATACTTTTTCAAGAGGAGATTATTCAACAGGTTTATCTGTTGGTTCTTGGAATCCCGCTAATGCTAGTACTAATGTTGGTACAGATTCAGTGAGTCAAAACTCAATTCAAGATAATGCTGTTGGTTCAGATCAAATAGAAGATAATGCTGTTGGTTCAGATCAATTAGCAAATATTGTAGATCTTACAGGTAAGACTGTTACATTACCCGCTGATGCTGTTAAAGCACATACAGGGGAATGGGATAATACAATTAAGACTGCTGATTTTACTGTAACTAATCAAGCTTATTGGCAAGGTTATTTTATAGATACAACAAGTAATACGGTAACAATAACTTTACCCGCCTCACCAGATGATG